AAGCATCATTATTCGAATTTAATGATGAATTTACAAGGGCTCAATTCAGAAACATGGTTGAACCATTTTTAAGAGACGTTAAGGGTCGTAGAGGTATTACGGACTTTAAAGTAGTTTGTGATGGCACAAATAATACAGGAGCAATTATTGATACCAATAAGTTTGTTGCTGATATTTATGTCAAACCTGCAAGATCTATTAACTATATAACACTAAACTTTATCGCTACGAGAACTGGCGTAGAGTTTTCTGAAATTGCAGGAGGTAACTAATGGCTATTTTAGGCGTAGATGATATGAAAGGCCAATTAATTGGTGGCGGTGCAAGACCTAATTTATTTCAGGTCACACAGAACTTCCCCGGTTTAATTATAAAGCCAAACTCAACGAAGGCGTCATACATGACAAAGATGGCATCGTTGCCAGCAAGTACTATTGCTCCTATTCCAGTTCCATTTAGGGGTCGTACGTTACAGATAGCTGGTGATAGAACATTTGAACCATGGACGATCACGGTCATTAATGACAATGACTTTGATGTACGAAATGCATATGAAGATTGGATGAACATGATTAATGGTCATAATAACAATACTGGTATAATCAAGCCAGATAGTTATATGGCTGACATGGTCGTTGAACAACTAGATAAAGCTGGTACTAGTATTAAAAAATACGATATCAGAGGTTGTTTCCCAACTACTTTGGGTGCGATTGAACTTTCGTATGATTCAGAAAATGTTATTGAAGAATTCACTGTTGAACTGCAAGTTCAATATTGGGAGTCTGATACTACAACGTAAATCATCGATAAACATAAGGAGTGCCGAAAGGCACTCTTTCTTAAGTGTTATAAATATATTTAAGAAAGAGTGAATTAGGAACAGGAATGTATGGCAGAAAATAACGGCGTAACACTATTTGGCTTTGAGTTTAAACGAAAGGCAATAGAAGATAAAAAGAAACCTTTATCATTCGCAACCGAGAATGAGGATGGCGCGTACGAAATTTCCCCAACTGGTGGACACTTTGGTCAATATATGGATCTTAGTGGAGATAAGTTCGAGTCAGATAAACTATTAATAATGAAGTACCGTTCGATATCAGCATATCCAGAAGTGGATATGGCGATTGAAGATATATGTAATGAAGCAATCACAGATGAGAACGGCATTATTGTTAAATTAAATCTTGATAACTTAGATCAAGCAGACAATGTTAAAGATCTAATCATGGAAGAATTCGATAGAATTCTAAACTTAACTAACTTCTCTATGTCATCATACGATACATTTAGACGTTGGTATGTAGATGGACGTTTATTTTATCATGTTATTATTAATGAATCTAAGCCTGATGCTGGTATATTAGAACTAAGACAAATAGATCCAACAAAGATTCGTAAGATTAAAGAAGTCGAAAAGGTTAAAGACCCTAAGACCGGTGCTGAACTTGAAAAAGAAGGCCAAGAATATTACCTCTATCAAGATGATGTATTAATTAATAACGCAGAAGGCTTACGTATTAATCCTGATGCTATTATTCAAGTTAACTCAGGTCTATTAAACGAAGAACGCAATAAGGTTATTGGCTACTTAAATAAAGCCCTTAAACCTTTAAACCAATTAAGTATGATGGAAGACTCACTTGTCATCTATCGTATATCAAGAGCACCTGAACGTCGTATATTTTATATAGACGTAGGTAATCTACCTAAGGGTAAGGCTGAAGAATACCTTAATAACACGATGAATAAGTATCGTAATAAGGTTGTATATGATCCTTCTACCGGTAATCTAAAAGATGAGAAGATCCATCGTAATGTCATGGAAGACTTTTGGTTGCCACGTAGAGAAGGCGGCCGTGGTACAGAAATCGATACTCTTCCAGGTGGTTCAAACCTTGGTGAGATTGAAGATATACAATACTTCCAAAACAAATTATATAGGGCTTTAAATATTCCTATGTCACGATTAACAGAAGCAGATGCATTTTCTGTTGGTCGTTCCTCAGAAATCACTCGTGATGAACTTAAATTTCAAAAGTTTATAGATCGTTGCCGTGGTAAATTCTCAACATTATTCTATGAAGCGCTTAAGAGACAATTGATCCTTAAAAAGATTATAGTGCCAAGCGACTGGGTAAACATCCGTGAAGACATTGTTGTTGAGTATTCTAGAGATAATTACTATGCTGAACTTAAAGATACTGAAATCCTTAAGGAACGTATAGAAACTCTTCAAATGATGGACGAATATATTGGTACGTTCTGGTCTAAAGACTGGGTCCGCCGCAATATTCTGAAATTGGATGATGAGATGATTAAACAAATAGCGAAGGATAACAAGAAAGATCCTATCGAACCAGGTGATATTAATCCAGATTTATCAAATGCACCTATATAAACAATAAGTATACATAAAGTTTACTGGAAATAAACATTTTTATAAATACTATACAGAGATATTATGAGCACAAGAACACTAATTGACAATATAAAAACGGGCGATGCGCAGAAGAGCAACAATACTTTTAATAGTATTATGCAAGATAAAATATTAAGCGCATTGAATAATCATAAACAAGAAGTTGCTTCTAAAATGTATGGAGCGACGAACGATGCTCCAGCAGTAGAAGAACCTGCGGTGGAGACACCAGAGGGAGAAGTTGCAACAGATGCTGACGTTTAAGGAATCATTCAATGAAGTAATTGAAGCTAAATTAAAGCTCCCGTCGGGTGAAAAGGTAGCCAAGGAATTAACCAAACTTGGAAAGAAAAAGAAAACATCTGCAGTCATAACAAACAAATTCAATCTATATATTGATGGAATTAAGCTTGACAAATTTAAAGATTTGAAAAGTGCTGAAGATGGATTAAAGGATTTCCTCAATTTAATGGGAGCTTAAATGAAGTTAATTACGGAATATATTCAACACCAACTTGGTTTTTCTATTGAAGAGAATAAAAAAACCGGTAAGAAAAGTACTTTCTTAGAAGGTGTGTTTATGCAAGCAGAAAACAAGAACAAAAACGGTCGTATATATACGCGTGAAGTTCTTACACAGGCCGTTGACAAATTTGTCAATGAGCAAGTTATTACAGGTCGTGCAGTTGGTGAATTGAATCACCCTGATGGCCCTTCCATTAATTTGGATAAAGTTTCTCACAGAATTACCGAACTTAGTTGGGATGGTAATAATGTGATGGGAAAAGCACTTATTTTGGATACCCCTATGGGTCAGATTGTAAAAGGTTTGGTCGAGGGTGGCGTACAACTTGGAGTGTCTAGTCGTGGTATGGGAAGTCTTAGTATGAAAGACGGGGTTAATTATGTTAAGGATGATTTTCTACTTAACACTATCGATATCGTACAAGATCCTTCTGCCCCTAATGCTTATGTAAATGGCATTATGGAAGGAGTATCTTACGAGATGGATAGACCTGGTCATTATACTATGACAATTGAAAAAGGTGAGACAGAAGTGAAAGAGCCTATTAAAGAGAGTTACTCGGAAGAGCAACAGTCTGCAGGTTTTGAGCATTTCCTCTCTAAACTATAATCTCTATAGGAGAATACAATGTCTGAAGTTATTAAAGACGAAAGTATTGATGAAACAGTAGATGAGGTTATTGTTGAGGATACGCAAGTAGAAGCTGAAGCGGATTTAGATATCCCCGAAGCACCTCTAACAGCAGCTCGTACAGTATCAGCAATACAAGCTTCTTTGACAGAAATGTCTAAAGAAGGCCTTGACGCAATCTTTGAAGCAGCGGAAAAAGCTAAAGCTAAAGCAGCTAAAGTGGAAGACGATGAAGAAGAAGAGGGCGATGAAGAAGAAGGCGACGAAGATGAAGGTGAAGTAGAAAATACTAAAGCATCTAAGAAAGAAGGCAAAGCTAAGAAAGAAAGTAAAAAAGCTAAGACTGAAGTCGTAGATGATGACGAGAAGGACACTGAAGGTAAAGCACCGGCTAAGAAAAAGAAAGTCAAGTCGGATGATGGTACTGAAGGTGATACCGTTGAGTCAAAAGGTAAAGGTAAATTCAAAGAAGACGTGGAAGCATTAGTTAAGGACGAGGACACATTGTCTGAAGGCTTTAAAGATAAAGCGGCTACTATTTTTGAAGCAGCACTTACATCAAAAGTCAACGCTGAAACAGCAAAATTAGAAGAGCGTTATGCATCTGATTTGGCTGGTGAAGTTGAAGCTATTAAAGAAGATTTAGTTGATAAAGTAGACGGGTACTTAACGTATGTCGTTGAAAACTGGATGACAGATAACGAAGTTGCAATTGAGCATTCTTTGAAGTCTGAAATCACTGAATCATTTATTGAATCACTTGGTACATTATTTGCCGAGCACCACATCAATGTTCCTACGGACGCTGGAGATATCTTAGATTCTCTGTCTGAAGAAGCTAAAGATGCTAAAGCTCAGTTGAATGATGCTACTGCTCGTGCTATGGAACTTTCTGAGAAAGTTAAAACTTTTGAAAGAAAAGAAATAGTTAGTGAAGCATGTAAAGGTTTAGCTGCAACTGAAACTGCAAAATTATCTGAATTAGTTGAAGGTATTGAAGCCGACTCTAATGAAGACTTTGCTAAAAAGGTAGCAACAATTAAGGAATCTTACCTTAACAAAGATGCCGCGGTAGATGCAAAAGATGTAGATGCAATTACTGAGGATACACAAGACCAAGATATTTCTGATCAAATGAAGTCATATCTTAGCGCACTTTCGCGTAAATAATCCATATTAAGGAGAATATTAAAATGGAAATTAATCAACAAATACTACAGGAAAAATGGGCCCCTGTACTTGATTCTGAAGAAGCTGGCAGTATAACTGATCAGCACAAACGCAGAGTAACTGCGGTTGTTCTTGAGAACCAAGAAAAAGCTTTCGCTGAAGAGCGTGCACACATTGGTGCTTTGCATGAAACTGCTGCAAACGCTATGGGCGCATCTAGCTCAACTGCTGGCGCGGGTAACATTGATACTTGGGATCCAGTACTTATCTCATTAGTGAGACGTGCTACTCCTAACCTCCTTGCATTTGATCTTGTTGGCGTACAGCCAATGACTGGACCAACTGGTCTGATCTTTGCAATGAAATCTCGTTACACTAGCCAAACTGGTGACGAAGCGTTATTCGATGAAGCGGACACTGAATTTTCTGGTGCTCCTTCTGGTGACTTATCTACGCACTCAAGCGATCCGTTCGCTGCGGAAGATACAGCTGGTCCTGACTCAGATACTGTACACGAGTATCAGCCAGGTTCTGGTAACACTACGGCAACTGCTGAAGCACAAGGTAACTCTGGTCCTGCTATTCCTCAAATGGCGTTCTCAATCGATAAGACTACTGTGACTGCAAAGTCTCGTGCTCTTAAAGCTGAGTACACTACTGAATTAGCGCAAGACCTTAAGGCTGTTCATGGTCTTTCTGCTGAAACTGAGCTGGCAAACATTTTGTCAACTGAGATTCTTGCTGAAATGAATCGTGAAATCATCCGTCTAGTAAACGTTAACTCTGTAACATCCACTCGTGGTAATGCTGCAGGTAACTTTAACTTTGCTGGTAACGTCGATACCGACGGCAGATGGTTTGCTGAGAAAGCTAAAAGCTTAGTACAAGCTATGGAAATCGAAGCTAATACAATTGCTGTTTCTACTCGTCGTGGAAAAGGTAACTGGGCTATCGTTTCTCATGGTGTTGCTGCTGCATTAAATGCTGCAGGCGCTATGGATACTGGCATGGGTACTAGCGGTCCACAATCATTGACATCTGATGTTTCAGGTTCATTGTTTGCTGGTACTGTTTATGGTTCAATGAAGATCTATATTGATCCTTATGCAAGCGTAGACTACTTTACTATTGGTTATAAAGGTACTAACCCTTATGACGCTGGTATGTTCTATTGCCCATACGTTCCATTAAGCATGATGAAGACAATTGGTGAGAATGACTTCCAACCAAGAATCGGATTCAAAACTCGTTACGGCGTAGCTGACAATCCATTTGTTACTGCAGGTAATGGTAACAACGTATACTACAGAAAACGTAAGGTCTTAGGCCTGTAATTTTCTAAAGTTACAAAAGAAGATCCCCCTTTATTGGGGGATTTTTTTTAACTATAAATAGTACATGAATTATTTGGTATTATATCAAGGTGGAATGGCAGGCACATGGTTAGCTTGGTTAATTAATCAACATGATAATTTTCCTAAATATCCTAAACATGTAAAAGAATCAGGCCTTGATATTGGTTGTTGGGGAGCAGATTGGGAAACCGAAAAAGAAACATTTAAAGAATCTAGACAACACGTAATAAGTAATACAAAGAAGGATTGTATAAAGATAGTTCCTCTTCATGAATTAAGAGATCCTATTGCAATGCCACATGATATTGATAGACCATTAAGAGATTTAGTATTTAGTGAAGTAAATCCAGTTAAAGTAATATATCCTATTGTAACAACAATGAGAGA